CTCTTGTCCGGTAACGCCCCGAGCCAGGCGCGCGCCATATACGCCCAATTGCTGCAACTGCAAGAGGCGTCAATCCCGTTCGACATTTATACGGGTAAGCGCCCTTACAAGAACATGCTGTTCAAAACGCTCGGCGTGACGACCGACGCCGCGCACGAAAATTCGTTGCTGCTGACGGCCGTATGCCGGCAAGTCATCATCGTTTCAACGAGCACGGTCAAAGTCCCGATCAACGTGAGCGCGCAAGGGGTGCCCGAGAAGACGTCGCCCGTATCCAACCTCGGCATTAAACAACTCGTGCCGTCCAAGCTCGGCTCGGGCACTTTCGGGATTTTTTGACCATGGCCGACGTTTTCGAAATCCCGACCTCGCCGACACCGCAGTCGTTCGCAATCACACTCAGCGGCGTGCAGTACCGCGTCACACTGCGTTGGAACCCCATCGCGCAACTGTGGTTTATCGACTTCGCCGACGTTGCGGGCAACGCGCTTCTATTGGGCGTGCCGGTCGTAACGGGCGCCGACCTGCTGGCGCAATACGCCTATCTCAATTTTGGCGGCGCGCTGTTCGCCATGACCGACGACGCGCCCGATCTCCCGCCGGGCTTTACCAACCTGGGCAAAACCGGCCATCTGTATTGGATCGCCGCATGAGCTGGATTCGCAAAGCGTCGTTGATCGTGGCCGCTGGCGACGAGGGGCTCGACCTCTCGCAACTGCGCTTCAAATTCCGCATCGCCAATTCTGACAACGAGAGTCCGAATACGGCAACGATTCGTATATACAACCTCTCCGACGACACCGTACGGACGATCACGGGGCGCACGCCGGTTGAATTTACGCGCGTCGTGCTGCAGGCGGGCTATGTGGACGAGGGTTATGGCGTCATATTCGACGGCACGATCAAGCAATTCCGCAAGGGCAAAGAGAACGCGGTCGACTCGTATCTCGACATATTGGCCGCCGTGGGCGACGTCGAATATAACTTCGGCATCTGCAATGCGACTGTGGCCGCCGGCGCGACCCTGCAAGAGCGCGCGCAGATCATCGCTTCGCAAGCGGGCCTCAAACTCGGCGATAGCGCGGCCAGCCTCACGGGCGGCATTCTCCCCCGCGGCAAAGTCCTTTGGGGCATGGCGCGCGCTCAAATGCGCTGCGAGGCAAACAACGCCGGCGCGTCCTGGTCGATACAAGACGGCGTTGTCGAGATTATCCCCGACGCCGGATACCTGCCGGGCGAGGCGGTCGTTCTCAACTCTGCGACGGGCCTTGTCGGCATTCCCGAGCAAACCGAGCAAGGAATCCGCGCCCGTTGCCTGCTGAACCCGAAATTACGCATTGGCGGGCTCGTCCAAATCGACAACGCGAGCATTAACCAAACGTCGCAGGCTGATTTGCGGGCCTCGGGCTTCCCGGTCCGTAATCTCCCAGTCGGACAGGTCGCTTACGACAAGCGCGCGGCGCCCCCGCAAATGTTCGCCGACGTGTCTGCCGACGGTTTTTATCGCCTTTACGTTGCCGAGTTTATCGGCGATACTCGCGGGCAAGATTGGTATGCGGATATTGTCGCGCTCGCCGTTGACAAATCATCCGGCAAAGTGCTCGCGCCATGAACCGATTAGAACGCATCAACGACCCCGAAGCCGCCATGCGAACCGTCCTACTCGGATGGCAAGCGGGCCTCTACACGGCCTTGCCGGCGGTTATTGAGAGCTTCAATCCGAACGCAATGACGTGCGAGGCGGTCGTCGCGTTGCAAGCGCGCGTAACGGCACAAGACGGCTCGCAATCCTGGGTCACGTTGCCGAAGCTGGTCGATGTGCCGGTTGTCTTCCCTGGTGGCGGCGGCTATACGCTGACGTTCCCGATCACGGCTGGCGACGAGGCGCTAATCGTATTTTCGAATCGCTGCATCGATCTGTGGTGGCTTGCTGGTGGCGTGCAACAGTGCCCCGACTTGCGCATGCATGACCTCTCGGACGGCCTCGCGTTCGTGGGCGTTCGGTCGCAACCCCGGGTCGTGACGGGCGGCGTCAAGGCCGGCGCGACGCAACTGCGCTCCGATGATGGGTCGACGTTCGTCGAGCTGGCCGGGACTGGCGTCAACATCAAGGCGCCGGGCGGGATCAACCTCAACGGCGCGACCATTGACGCGACGGGCAATATCACGGCGCCCACGGTCAATGGAACGATCGACGTTATTTTTGCCGGCAAGAGTGGCAAAGGGCATACGCACAGCGGCGTGGTACCCGGCTCAGGCAACTCGGGGGCGCCAGTATGAGGAACCGCGCGCTCGACGCGAACGGCGACTATCAATTCGGCGGGAGCGACGCGCAATTTCTCGTCAACTCGCCCGAGGCGGTCGCGCAAGCGGTCCGCACGCGGCTTGAGTTGCACACGGGCGAATGGTATCTCGACCTGTTGGAAGGGACGCCGTACGCGACGAAAATCCTCGGCGAGAACACTCAACCCGTGTACGACCAAGTCATACAGGAACGCATTTTAGGCACGGCCGGCGTCCTCGCCATTACCGATTATTCCAGCGTCCTTGACGATACTCGCAATTTGACCGTCACCGTCTCGATTACGACCATTTACGGCGCGACCGCCGTGCAAGCGAGGTTCTAATGCTCGGGCTATCCGCAACCGTTACCGCAACCGGAATTTCGGCGCCCGCCTACGCCGATATTCTCGCGGCGCTGCAAGCCGCGGTTCAACAGATTTACGGCAGCGACATTTACATCGAGCCTGACAGCAAGGACGGGCAGCTTATCGCCCTGGTCGCGCAAGCCGTGAGCGACGCCAACGACACGGCGAAAGCCGTATATGCCCAATTCGCGCCGAGTACTGCAGTCGGTACCGGCCTCTCGTCGGTCGTCAAGACGAACGGTATCGCGCGCCTGGTCGCCTCATACTCGACCGCGACCGGCCGCGTCGTTGGCCAAGTGGGAACCGTCATTGTTGGCGGCCAGGTCAAGGACGCGAACGGCAATACGTGGAACCTGCCGGCAAGTGTGACCATCCCGCCCGCCGGGCAAATCGACGTCTCGGTCACGGCGCAACAACTCGGCGCAGTCACGGCGCCGGCCGGAACGATCAACAAAATCGCAACGCCCGTCCTCGGCTGGCAAACCTTTGTCTCGCTGACTGACGCGTCGCCAGGCGCCCCCGTCGAGACGGACGCGGCATTGCGCAAGCGGCAAGCGGCATCGACCGCCATCCCCGCTAACTCACCCATGGGTGCCTTGCTCGGGGCGATCTCCAACGTCACCGGCGTGACGGCGGTCAAGCTGTACGAAAACACGGGCCTCACGATCGACGCGAACGGGTTGCCCGCCAAGTCGATTTGCGCCGTCGTCCAAGGCGGCAACGTGGCGACTATCGCGCAAACGATCGGCCAGAAAAAGACGCCAGGCGCGGCCACATACGGCACGACAACCCAAACCTACACCGACCCGGCGACCGGCATCCCGTACCCGATCTCGTTTTTCGTGCTGGCGCTGCAAACGGTCAAGGTCAAGATCAACGGGACGGCGCTCACGGGCTACACGACCTCGACGACCGCGGCCATTCAAGCGGCGATTGCCGCGTATATCAATTCGCACGGCATCGGCGAGGGTATCGAGTACACCGGCCTATGGTCGCCCGCCTATCAAAACGCCCCCGCGCGCTCGCAGCCGTACCGCGTCGATACGATACAAGTTTCGACCGATGGCGGCGCGACGTGGAACTCGCTGGACGTGGCTATCGCGTTCAACAAGATCGCGGCTTGCGTGGCCGCCTCTGACGTTACTGTCACGATCGTATGACGACGACCGCCGACTATCTCGCGCTACTGCCCGCAGCGAGCGCGCGGCAACCGAACTTCTCGGCCTTTTTGTCCGCGCTGCTCGACGGCCTGGTCGACGGTCAAAACGTCATGCTCGCCATGCCCGACGCGTTCGACCTCGACAAAGCCGTCGGGGCGCAACTGGACGCGATCGGCGAGCGGGTCGGACTGTCGCGCAAATTGCCCGTGCCGCTGACGGGCGTTTATTTCGCTCTCGACACTGACGGCGTCGGCCTCGACCAAGGCGTATTGCGTGGGCCGTTTGACCCGGCCGAGGCGCTAACGACGCTGGACGACGGCACGTATCGGCTCGTCTTGCGCCTCAAGATCAAATCGAACGCATGGGACGGCTCGTTCGCCAGCGCGCAAGCCATGCTCGGCGCATTGACCGACACGAGCGCCGCGCCGCCGCCGATCCCGACGACGGTATCAATTGACGTCGTCAACGGGCTGTATTCGGCCAGCGTGTACGACCCGAACGTCGCCCCTGCCCAAAATCGGACGCTCATCTTTATGCAAGACCGCTTCGATATGAGCTGCGACGTGTGCGTCTCGGGCATCATCCCGAGCCGGCTTTTCGTCTCGCTCTTGCGGCAGATGAAGGAGTGGATTCGCCCGGCCGGCGTCGCGCTGGCGAACGTGTACGTCACGAGCGCGAGCGGCTCGCCGCTGTTCGGCCTGGACGTAAATAACGCCAATGTCGCCGGGCTTGACTTCGGCGCGGTAAGTCAACAGTATTAGCGCAACTTTTCAGAGGGGCAACTAAATGCCGAATACCAACGATTTTAAGGCGATAGCCGCATCGGGCGGCGCGAATGTCGACTCGCAGGCGACGTTCCTCGCGCTGATATCGACCATTATCGCGAACGGCTTTACATCGGGCGTCGTCCCGTCAACGACGTTCAACAAGGTATTGCGGCAATCGACCGTGATTGCCGCAATGATCGGCCAGTATATCAACGACCTGGCCGCGCTGGATGCCTTGGACAACGGCGACACTGCGACGCTGCTCGCCAATTACAAAGCCGCCGTTGCCGCGCATGCCGCAGCGACAATCAAAGTTCGCGCCCCGATTCAGCCGATCACGGCGACGGTCGCGGCAAATGCGCTGACGCTCACGCTTGCTGCGACCATTCTCGATTTCCGCTCGTCGCCGCTCACGAGTGGGACGATCAATACCCGGACCGTCGCGGCCCCCGTATCGCTCGTCGTTCCGTCGGGCGCGTCGCTCGGGACGGTCAACGGACAGTCGGCGCGCTTGGCGTTGCTGGCCATCGACAACGCCGGCACTGTTGAGCTTGCCGTCGCCAATCTGGCGGGCGGCGTGAATCTTGACGAGACGACCTTGATCTCGACGACCGCAATCAGCGCGGCGGCGACCTCGGCGTCGGTCGTCTATTCAGCGACGGCGCGCTCGAACGTCCCGTTCCGCGTGGTCGGCTTTATCGACATTGCCGAAGCTGCCGCCGGTACCTGGGCGACGGCGCCGTCAACCGTGCAAGGCGCCGGCGGCAATGCCATGGCGGCAATGCAATCGATCGGCTACGGGCAGACCTGGCAAAACGTAAGCGGTAGCCGGGCCGCAAATACCACCTACTACAACACCACCGGCAGGCCGATACTTGTCAGCATGTCGAACGGCAATTCGGCCGCGGGGCTGACGGCGACGGTAAACGGCGTGACCGCCGCGACCATGCCCTCCGGTGGCGGCTCGGGCTCGGGCTGTTACTGCTCGTTCGTTGTCCCGCCGGGCGCGTCGTATTCAATCAATAGCTCCGGTACATGGTCGGAACTACGTTAAAAAGAGGACGCCATGCTCTATTACAAAGACTCCGAAAACAATGTTCATGCGCTGGAAAGTGACGAATTCGAATATCTCTTGCCGCCCGGTCTGGTATCCATCACCGAAATCGAAGCCAAGGAATTGACGGCGCCAACGAATGCCGCCCCAACCGTGGTCACGATGCGGCAAGCGCGTCTCGCCCTGCTGCAAACCGGCCATCTGTCGGCGGTCAATGACGCGATTGCCGCCATGACTGGCGTCGCCGGCGAGGCCGCGCGCATCGAATGGGATTATGCGAGCACGGTCGAGCGCGGGTCGCAATTCGTCGAGGGCATGGCCGCGGAACTCGGCTTGACCGACGACGACCTCGACGACCTGTTCGCCCTGGCCGCAACGCTCTAAGCCGTCTCATCTTGCCCGCCGGGACGACCGGCGGGTTCTTTTTCGTTTCCGCTTGTAAATAATCAACATGCGCGTATAGAATGCGCGAAATCAACAAGATTCCGCGCGGTATATGACGCCAGTCGAACCAACCGAAATAATCACGGCAGCGCGAATCCGGCAGATCATGCCAACGTGCCCGCCCGCCCGCGCCGGCGACTTCGCCCCGCTGCTCGCCAACACGGCCGCCCGGTTCGACATTTCAAGCCCCTTGCGCGTGGCCGCCTGGCTCGCCCAAATTGCCGAGGAAACGACCGAACTCTCGCGCCTGGTCGAGTCCTTCGCCTACCGCACCGCCGGCCGACTGTATGAAGTCTTCCCGCGCGACTTCTCGGGCATCGCCGACGCGCAGACTGTGCTCGCCCGTGGTCAAGAGGCGATTGCAAACCGCGTCTATGCCAATCAAAACGGAAACGGCAACGAGGCCAGCGGCGACGGTTGGAAGTACCGCGGGCGGGGCTGCCCGATGGCGACCGGACGCGAGACTTACACCGCCCTCATGATGGGCCTTGATATCGATTGCGTCGAGCGTCCAGAATTGCTCGAAGAGCCGGCGCACGCGGCCGACGCTGCAGGTTTCTTCTGGAAAGCGCACAAGCTCAACGTGCCGGCCGACGCCGGCGACATTGTCACGGTTTCAAAGCGCCTTAACGGCGGGACGAACGGCCTCGCGCGGCGAGTCGAATATTACCGGCGGGCCGTTGCGGCTTGCACAACCTGAGGGGGCATAGTGGTCGAGTCCAATAGTTCCGCAACACTCGCCGCCGCCTCGGCTGCGGGCATGGTCACCATAACGGGCGGTCTGTTCGGCATGCCGTTCGATACGCTTATCGTCGGTTTTCTCGCCGGCCTGGTCGCTCTGTCGTTCCAGGGCAAAATGAGTTATATCCGCATGCTGTCGACCGTGTTCTCGTCGTCCATGCTTGCCGGCAGTTTCGCGCCTGTCTGGACGGCGGTCGCGTTTCATTACGTCCCGTTCCTGGCATCGATCGGCGCGCAAGCGGCCAACGTGGCAAGCGCCGCGGCAATCGGCGTATGTGCGCAAACGCTCGTCCCGATCATCCTCGAACGCCTCAAGTCGATCGCCTCATCTTTCGTGCCAGGGGGGCCGCGGCAATGACCGAAGCCATAACCTTGATCTGCGCGGCGCTCGTGCTCGCGTACGCGCTGCACGTCATCAATCACATGAGCCGCCACACGGGGCACGCAATACGGGCGGCGTTTATCGCCCTGGCCGTGGCCGAGTTCGTCCTGCTGGCCGGCGACGTCTTGTTGCGATCCGCGCTCGCCGGGCGCTATGAAGTTGCGTTGCTCAATGCTGCCGTCTTGCTGTTCGTGATATTCAACCGGCGACGGGCGGGCGTATGAACCGGATATTTGCCGACATGCTGCTCGGGGCACTCCTGCTCGGACTGCTCGGGGCATCCGAGTATGGCTTTTACCGATTCGGCTACAACACGGCAGAAACCGCCGCCAAGGCGCGCGAGGCGCGGGCCGATGCCGACGCACTGGCACGCCTGGAAACCGCTGCCAAGGGCGCGCAAGCGCGCGAGCGGGCCTTGCGGGACGAGCTCGACGCCGCAACAACCAAACGAGACAAGGAAAACGCCGACCATGAGAAAACTATTTCCGATCTTCGCGCTCGCGCTCGCGCTGGCGATCTGCGGTTGCGCGCAGACCTCACCGCCGGTTCGTGTGATCGTAACCCCCCGGCCGCAGGTTCCGGCCTTGCCGTCGGACCTGGCGACCAAGCGCGAGCCGACCTTGTGCCGGGAACTGCTGACGCTCTTTTACGCATCGCCGGCGACAGTGCTCGCCTCGTGCGAGATTACAACGCCCTCGTCGACGCCTACAACGCCGCCCGCCTGACGTGCAACGCCGCGGGCGCGCAGTAAATCCCAAGCCTCTTGCGGGAACGCCGGCTCGCCGCCGCCCGCAATTTCCGCGTGATACTCGGCCAGCAACGCCCGCGCCTCGGCAAGCGGGTCGCGCTTCATGATTGCGCCTCGGGGAGCGCGGTCCAATAGGTTTGCGCCGGGTCCGAAATCCAGCCCGCCCCCTTGAACTCGTCGTAAAAACCATTTCCGGCGAATTTGCCGCACGAGACGTAATGACCCGGATAGTCGGGTATGTGCGCGAACTGGCAACGCTGGCCGGGCGCCGGCTGGCTCTCGGCGAGACAATGCCAACCCGTGAGTATTGCCCCGACCTCGGCCGGCGCGGCGTATCGCAACGCCCGTTTGAGCGTGACAACCGCCTCTGGCGTGTCCACGGCTTGCGCCATGCGCGAGACGCGACGGTCTGGAATGGCGCGACGATCAATGCGCCTTGCGCATGCTGGCGGGTCCGGATCGTTCATATCCCAAGCGAGCCCGCACCGGCCGCAACACATTTGGTCCGAATACTGCCGAGCCTCGCAGGCCATTATGCGACGTGCCACGGATTAGCCGACCATTCGCCCGACGCGCGACGGCTGGTGACGCGCGGCATCCAGCGCGGCGGGACGTACAGCACGCGGCGCGCGTAGGTCGGCGGCGGGAGCTCGACGATGCCGAGTTGCGAGCGTGTGAGTGCCGGGTTCGGTTCGATAAACATGCCGACGCCGTCCTCGTGCCGGGCGCGGAAAGTCATCCCTTCGGTGTTCCCGAGTTGCATAAGGCGATCGATTATTTTGCGCATTTGCTTGCCCCCCTTGGCTTAAACGAATCGACGAGTTTGTCGATATGTGCGCGATACCATGCCGCGCGGCTGATGCTGGATTGTGCGACGCCGGTCAATTTGCTGGCCTCGTAGGCGGTTTTACCGTCGACCGTGACGAGCTTGCGGGCGCGCTCCATGGGCGTAGGCTCGTGTCCTTTGGTCGCGTCCTCGGCGTCTTTACGCGCCTTGAACTCGTGATACCAGCCCGAGCGCGTGATTGCCGAGACGGTCACGCCGCAGTCTTTGGCCGCCCGGTATGCCGTCGCCCCCTTCTCAATTAGCTCGCGCGCCTTGAGCATTTCTTGCGAGGTTTTCGCCCCCATGACTCCCCCTTATCCAACTATGAAATATCCGAGGCTTTCGGCCTCTTGTTTAACGTCGCCCCTGCTCGCGCCGCTTGCGACGACCTGGCCGTCGCTGGCACGCTTGGCGCGGTACTGTAAGTCGGCGCCCCGCGAGATGAACGCGCGACGGTTCGCAGGTGCAAACGGCGGGATTACCGTCGGCGTTCTGGCCGCTGTTGCGAGCATGTTGCCCCCATGTCTGTATAACTTGAGGGCGAGTATAGGCGCTTAATTCGACCATCGCAAGCAAAAATTATTGCGTTGACGCAAACTTACAACATTGGAACGCCGAGGTCCGTAATCAGGCTCTTTGCCTCGGTCACATACCAGCCATAATCAATGTCTGTCGGCAGCGCGTCGGGCAGCTCCATGAGCGGCTTTGCCCCCTCGGTCCGCGCGACGAGATTGCCGGTCGTCTTGTAGCGGATCGCGCCTGGCATGCCGACGGCGTAATACCAGCGGACGACCTTGCCGAGATACTCTTTGCGGACCGGGTTTGCCGCGCGCAATTCCTGCACCGCCGCCTTGTGGGCATCCTTAAATTCAAGAGCCGATCTATCCGATGCCCCCTTACGAATCCAATGGTCGTTTTCGAATTCGACCCAACCGGCCGCCGCAAGCTGTTCGCGCTTTCCCTTTTTCGTCGACGCCGCGGCGATCTCGTCGCCGTAATACTTGACGCCGCCGCCCTTCACGTTGCGCACATGGACGAATTTGCGAATGTCCTTGCATGCCGTGATTGTCTGCGCCAGGGGCGTGCCGTGCTGTAGGTAGGCGACGACCGCGTCGACACATATCTCGCCGGTCGGGTTCGGCCAGGAACCGCCGACCGGGACCGTAGGCGCGTATGCCCCTTTCAGCTTCGCCGAGCCGTCCTTGTCCTTGATTGCCACGTACGAATTCACGTCGCGATAGTAGATTGCCCGGTACGCCGTGGCCTCGGTTTCGAGCCCGGTTCGCGTCTCCCAATCCTTGACGATTTGGTCGCGTAGCCAGGCCAGCGAGCGCGGGCACTTAATGACGATGCCGTCGGTATTGGCCGACACAACCGGAATGCCGCAGAGCTCCAGCATTTCAATCAGCATCAAGAGCGACAATTGCCCCGTGACAGTCGTTTGAATGCCCATTTTTGGCGCCGGCAATTTGCCGTATTTCGAGAGCGTCTTGCCGAACGTGCCGTTAATCGTAATCTTGAGCGAGTCGGCGGTCGTCTTGTCGCCCGCAGCCTTGGCCGCCAGCCGCCGCTTGACGATAGCCCCGAACACGGTCAGGAACGCCGGCCCCATTTGCGCGGGGTAGGCGCCGCTGTTGAGCATAAGGCTCGGGTAATAACTGGCGACGTCGACGTCGAGCAATTCCGTATCGGCGCCGGCAATGTGATACACGCTCGACTCGCTGGAATGCAAGCCGCCGATCCCGAGGCGATACGTCGAATCGCCGATCTTGATTTTCGCCGAATCCAATTCGGGCGGCATTTCGATGCCCGTCTCGCCCAGGACGAACCGGGCACGCCGCACCATGCCGAGCAACTCTTGCAGCATGGGCGTGCGGTATTCAATGAACGGCGGCGGGTCGTAATGGAAAAACGTCCCGAGCGCCCACGTCGGCCGCTCGACCCTGGTTCCGAGCTCGTGCAGGATGACGGCCTCGGCGATCTGCGCGTCGCTCTTGCTTCGCAAGTCGATCCCATACTCGGCCGACATACGCTCGCGCAAGGCAATCTCTTTCGAAAAGGTACGCAGCGCGTCGACGACGCCGTCGAGGTCGTTCGCGCAATACTGTCGCAACAGGTCGCGCTGTTGGGGCGATATGCTCGCGCCAGGGTCAATCGGCAACTCTTGTATGCGGCGCGAATGCATCTTCGCCATATACATTTTGAGTCCGTGCATGCCCGGCAAAATCTCTTTGAGGTCGATGTGGTCGAGGTACGGCGGCGCGGAAATGCCGTGCTCGCGCTCCAAATCCCACGGCTTTAAATTGCTTTGGATGATGCGATCGGAAAGCCATTTCAACTGGCCGCAATCGTACCCCATGAGCGCGGCGCCGATCATCGGGGCGTCGTAATGTATGCCGTTGAACGTGACGACCTGGCTCGTCATCAAAAGCCGCTGCAGGCCGAGCACGTCGAGCGGCTTGCCTGGATAGGTTTCGAACGCGACGAAATGGCGGGGCGCATCAACCGTGCAAAAAAGCGCGAGCCAATAGTCCGGATAACACTCGGTATCGAGCGCCAGGCGCACGCGGGTCGGCGGGGGCGGCGGGATATGCATCATCGAGTTTGCAACGTCCAATCGACCGCATCGGCGGCGGCGTGCTTCCAGCCGATCAAATCTGAGAACGGATGCCCAAAGACTTTATGCATGCCGAACTCGATCCCGACGTAACAGTCGACGAACTGGCAGGCGCGCGTGTAGCCTTTGAATTTGAATCCCGCGCGGTCCGGCAAGTGCGCGAGCGGAAAGAGCCCCATCGCTTTGAGGCATTGGTCGCTTGTGTACATTTTTGTTCGTGTTCTGTTGTGGCCGCTTCCCGAGATTTCCGTACAAACTTTAAGGCTCCGCGGTTTATGCAACCTCGGCGCCGATGAAGCTCAATGCGGGCGACGCCGATTAGCAATCTCAGGCTTTGTTCCGCGGGGGCCACGTCCGCAGATTAGGATGGAGCCCCCGCGACAACCGCTTAGGCAACCATATAGCCGTGTTGCACAAGTGTAACGTCATTCCAGCCGCCAGCGATCATTTGCTCGTAAGTCGCGCCGTTGGCCTTGGGGGTCATTTGTCGCGCCGGGGCGGCAGGCACTGCCCGCATGTCCGGGTTAGGGATAACGGGCGAGGGCGGCGGGGCATGCACAACCGGCGCAGGGACGGGTGCGGTCGGTACAGAACCAGCCGGCAAAGGGGCGGGCACACTCGCCGCAGGCGCGACCATGTAGCCCTGCTCGATCATCATTGCGTCATTCCAGCCGTTCGCGACCATCTGCTCGTACGTCGCGCCGCCAGCCTTGGCGGTCATCTGATGAACCGGGGCGGCCGGTGCGGGCGCGGGAACCGGGAGCGGCATGGGCGGGATGGCGACCGGCGCGGCACCCGGGGGCGGCACGGGGGCGCCGGTAGCGGGAATCGCGCCAGCGGGCGGGGCGTTCAGCGCGCCAGCGGGCAGCGCGACGCCTTGGCCGAATCCGGCTTGCGAGACGTCGGGGCCGGAAATGATTTCCTGCCCGTAGGCGGCGAACGCGACCATGCTGTGATTGATGTACAGACCCGGAGAGGCGCTCGGCTTGTTGTCGACCGCGTTGCCGAAAACCTGCACGTAATAGCCGGGCTTGACGGCATCTTTTTCGAGAATCAATTGCGTGCCGTTGGCGTTGAACACGCGCGGCGCAGTACCGCCCGAGAACCACACGACCCAAT